GCGACGTCGCAATTAAAAGAGCGCCCCTCTGTTGAAGGACGCCTCTTTTTTTACGCTACAATGCTCTTTATAAATAACTTATCATATATCATATCAAATATCGCAGTCATAAATCGCATGCTAAGGTTCTGCTCACCAACTTCACACATCACATCTTTGCGAAATTCGTTAAACTCATCTTCACTCATTTTGCTACACTCTTTCTGCAACTCTAATACAGATGGAGCAATCTGTTTACAAAATTCACCATAAGACATTATGCCACCTCCCCGTAAACAACCTTGCATTTATTGCTGTTGCCATTGGAGAGCATAAGCTCAATCACAGTAGGATAATCATTCTCATTCAGCCACTCTCTGATTTTCTCCAGAACACTGACTTTGTACTGAACCGTAACACCATCATGTCCATTCCGACTGTAAGCTGTCCGGACGATTTCATCTGCAAAGATATCTAACTTCTGGATGATTGCGCTGACAGCCTTATCATGCGGTCTGCCATTCTCCGAATATATTCCCAGATTCTTTGCGATACTGGTGCAGTCCCAAAGCTCTGGAACATCAGAAATCAATTTTGTCTTTACCGGATAGCCGGAGTCGGAATAGATCCGCACCACTTCGGCGGCTATGTACTTGGAATCCACACCGGCGTCATGCAGGGCTTCCTTGATGTTCTTTACCATCATGTTTACGGAAGGCAGTTTCTCTTTCTTTGGCTTGTCCTGTTTTGGCATCTCGTAAGAGCCGGTCTTACGGAGAGTCGGGAGAACCTCATCTGCGATCCAGTCTGTGAAAGCTTCTGCATTTGGCTTGTGGCTCTTGAATACCAGCTTATACACGCCGCTTTCAGTGAGGAAGTTCTCACCTGCATTATTCAGTTTTCGGATGTCAACTTTACTGACATCCGAATTTTTCACTTTAATTACCTGCTTTCCATTCATTTTGGCTACTGCCATTCTCACTGCACTTTCACCCAGTTCTAAACAAGCACCGACATGATACGGATTAAATAATACCTGTCCATTCAGTTCAAATACTTCTACATCGTGTCCTTCAAAGACCATTAAATTCTGCATTGCAAATTCCTCCTTGCAATTTCTGGCGGAATCCCTTACAATACAAGGTGATTCCTGGGTTTACAGGTTTCAGGTTTCGAGCAATCACGTAGGTCGCCAAACTCAGCGTGATTGCTCTTTTTTGTTGTCTAAATCTTTTTCCATAAGATCTATCACATACTGCATTAAAGATTTATCTAACATTAAAGCCTTGATTCTCGCTGCTTTATGTGTTTCATCTTTAACTTTTAATATAATTTGCTTCATCGTTATCCCTCCTCCCATGTTTTATGTTATCATACCATTGGTATTGCGTCAATACCATTAGCATAGTTTTATTTTCTCATTGTATATATATTATCAATATGGTATAATATATATACATAAAGGAGGTGCTCTGATGGATGCCAAATTTTCTGAACAATTATCTGCTCATCTTAAAGAACTTCGTTCTGACCTACAATTGACTCAAAAAGAATTCGCAGAACGTATAAATGCTTCACCAGTCAGTATATCGTCTTACGAAATTGGTGCTAAAACACCGTCTCTTGAAATGTTGATAAAAATTGCAACAACATTTAACGTCTCATTAAGTTGGCTATGTGGACTATCGCCGCGAAAAAGCATGAACAAAGTATTTAACACCTACACAGATATTATTGATATGTTTTTTGATATCATGAATATCGCTGAATTAGATGTCTATCCAACCAAAGCTACCGCTGTCGACTCACACGGAAACAAACGTACCATGTGGGGAATTTCTTTTACCGATGATAATCTGAATATTTTCTTGCAAGATTGGGCCAAAATGCGTAATTTATATATATCCAAAACCATCGATGAAGAAGTTTACGCTTTATGGCGAGAAAAAACTATCGCTAAATATAATATTCCTATTATCTCAGAACATGATGATTAAATCCGCCTACCACCAAATAGGCGGATTTTCCTATGGGTATAAAAATACCACCGACCATTTCTGACTGGTGGTACTAGTTTGTCTGATAATAAATATCATCGCGGATACTTTCAAGCATATACGTTTTCTCTGAAGGCTCCTGACCTTCATCCATCCAATAAATCGACTCGTCTTCCATAAAGTCCATGAAATCAATTTTTGTATCCACATCAACAACAAAATATCCATTGTTCTCGACATTCAGGACACGCTGCACAAGCGGATTTTCTGGATACATTTTCTTTAAAAAATCAATCTGTTCTTCTGTCAGTTTGAACTTTCTTTCCATTTCTTTCATTTAATCGCCTCGCTATATCGCTATCAGTCGGATTGCACTGAATCAGTTTTCCAGTATCCGGATTGACAGAAACCGTTGCATTTGCACCAATATATTTCTGGCTTCTGTCTCCTTTTGCATCTGTCACAATTTTTCTGACATCAAGAGGGTTCTTCAGCGCATCCTGAATATCTTCCACGGTTACTCCCGATCTGGATCTTCCAGTTTTCGGGTCCTTCATAGTTCCGATCACACGTTCTATAAAGTGCTTTCTCTGACCAGTTATTTTTGTTCCCTGTACTGTTTCAATTTCAATCATTTTAGCATCGATTTCATCATGAAGACGAACGTAATTCTTCACACCCGACAGCGGAGAAATCATCCCCTTCTTCACAGATTTCTTATAATCCTCGTACAGATGCCATCTCTTAGGATCATTATACTTCAAATCCCTGAACTTCGCAAAGTCTTTCGGCACATCATTCCCAAGAATTGCTCGATACTCTTTATGCTGCTTCATATCCCGGAGGAGCTGCTGCCGATTCTTCTCTTTTTCCCGATACGCCGCGATCTGCTTCTTCGTCCGTGGATCCCGGCTCAGAGGATTCTTTTCGATGCTTGAAAAGTCCTTGTCCTTCTGGATCTGCTCCGCGCTCTTGCCGATCGTGGTGTACTTGACCAGGCTGTGCAGGCAGTTCGGATGGATATTCAGGTATGTGTTTGAAAGATCATTGCTCCCAGAAGGATCAATCTTTCCGAATGCTATACTCAGAGGCGGATAATCCGGATTCGCTCCGCTTTTTGAATATACACGCCCTTCTAGTGGTGCACACACCGGACAAGTCGTTCCAACCTTCACAATTTGCCAGAGATCATATTCATCGGATGTCAGAAGTGCCGCTACTTCGGCTTGTCTGGCTGTCGTTCGGACTGCCATGTTTCCATAGGCCTGCATACTCCATTTCCGCCCTGCCTTATCTGTAAAACCGGTGATTCCATTTGTCTCCATCTCCTTCACAAGATCCTGACTGGACTTGATCCACGGCTTTCCCGATGCCTCTTGTCTAAGAATCTCCTCCAAAGCAAGTTTTCGATATGGATCGTTCTCCAATCTGGCGATTGTAAATACCTTTTCAACGCTCTTCTTTGCAGTTCCCGCCATCTCCATCAACTCGCCCTGAAGGTTGTTTGCCAGTTGCTCCATAATGGCAATCTGTGACGCAGAGTGCGTTCCAGTAATATCTCTCGCATTGGCATATCCCGTAGCATCTTTGTCTGAGTGATAAAAGATCTTCTCGATCATCGCCGGCACATAGCTCCATGAAGTGTCTACCATGTTCTGCAAGATCCGCTGAACTCGTTCCAGTGCTATCATCTCTGCATATTCCACCTGACCCAACGTGCGCTTTTTGCTGATCTCTTTAATCAATT